CATCTTATAGACACCTTAGAAAGCATAAAAAACTTTATGGGTCAGGTCTAGGTGGAGCAGTAGCTTGGGATATTCTAGATAGAGACGACTAATGGCGACAAAGCCTAAGTATGGGGTTAATACCTATATTGAAAGAAGTAAGCCTCAAATAGGTAGACACAAGAAACGAATGAATAAGCACGAAAAACGTAGCTTTAAACAATACAGAGGACAAGGAAAATGAGAAACTACTTAATGTTTCCAGTAATAGATAAGATTTCTACGAATTGGCTAAAGCGATCGTGGAAAAAGCGTGATTCTTTTCCTAAAAAACTAAAGGATCCTAAATTTCGAGCTAAAGCTAAATTAAAGGATTATAAATCGAGTTTATAATGAGCAAAAGTCTAGAAAAATTAGCAGATAAAATGATTAGACTGTCTCCAGAGGAGCAGCAGAAACTACAATTAATCATAAAAGCTAAACTATTGCCAGAAATGGCTAAACAACAACAAAAGGGTTTATTACAACAAGCTAATAACCCACAAATGGCACAAATGGGTCAGCGACCAGGTGGAAATATGCCTATGCCAAACTCAAGAGATGCTGCAATGCGTGGATTACTGAGAGGATAGGAGATATATGCCACAAGTAGGAAAGAAAAAGTTCGCATATACAAAAGCTGGTAAGAAAAAAGCTAGATCGTATGCTAAGAAAAAAGGAAAAAAGGTTAGATACTAATGACAAAAAAGAAAAAGAAACTAAAAAAGTCTGCTAATGTAAGTGGGTTTTGGAAACAAACTACAAAATCTACTAAAAAAAATTTAAAGAAAATATCAAAAGTAGTTACTCCTGTTTATTCTAGATATGCAGCTCCAACTGTAGGCTTATTTAAACAAACAGGTAAGCTGGCTTTGGATGTAGGTAAACTAGCTTTGAGAGCGCCAGGAACAGCTTTAGCTTTAAGTGCTTTGGCATCAACAGTTAAAGTAGGTAAAAGAATTCCAAAAAGACCTCTTAGAAGAACTGTTACACAACCAACACATGGTAACTATGGTGGGAAATGGATGTTATAATGTTTGATGAAGATAAAACATTCGAAAACGAAATTAAAAAAGAAGAAACTAAAGAACCAAATCATGGCGGTAAAAGACCAGGATCTGGTAGACCTTTAGGAGCTAAGACTAAAAAGCTGTGGAAATCTATGGAAGAAATGGCAGTTAAATACCAACATTCTCCTTTAGATTATTTGTTATCTGTGTTAAACAATCCTGCTAGTGCACCTGAACGTAAAATGTACGCAGCAGAAAAAGCAGCACCTTTTGTTCATCCAAGATTAGCTAGTACAACTTCAAGAGTAGGAATAGATGAACCAGTCCAAATCAAAGTCCAATGGCAAAAAGAAGAAAGTTAAGATAATTGAGGTTCCTTATAAACCTCGAGAGTATCAAAAAGAAGTACATAACAACAGAAAAAGATTTAGTGTCTTAGTTTGCCACAGACGATTTGGAAAAAGTGTACTTTCAATAAACGAATTAATTAAAACAGCAGCAGATAAACCTAGGAGTTTATGTGCATTCATAGCTCCCACATATAGACAAGGTAAATCTATTGCTTGGGAATATTTAAAATTTTATACAAACCCACTAATGTTATATGGTGGAAGTAGGAATGAAACTGAATTAAGAATAGATCTTTTTAACGGATCAAGAATTCAAATATTTGGTGCAGACAATCCAGATTCAATTAGAGGAATGGGATTTGATGCAGTCGTCTTAGACGAATATGCTATCATGTCGCCTCGAGTTTGGACTGAAATTGTAAGACCAGCAGTGTCTGATAAATTAGGATGGGTATTATTTATCGGAACACCTATGGGACATAATCAATTCTGGGAAGTATTTGACTATGCTCAAAGAGGTCATAAAGATTGGTATGGGAAACTATATCGAGCTTCTGATACCAAAGTCATTCCAGAGGAGGAACTGGAGCAGGCACGTGAAATCATGACGCCTGAGCAGTATGACCAAGAGTTTGAATGTTCTTTTACTGCAGCAGTGTCAGGAAGTTATTATGGTCGACTGATAACTAAAGCTGATAAGGATGGAAGAATCGGCTACGTGCCTGTAGATGAAAATGTAGGTGTGGAAACCTGGTGGGATTTGGGGATCGGAGATAGTACAGCTATTTGGTTTGCACAAAGAGTTGGACAAGAGGTACACCTAATAGACTATTACGAAAATTCAGGAGAATCATTAGCACATTATGTTGATATACTTTCTGAAAAAGATTATGCTTATTCTGACCACATTGCTCCCCATGATATAATGGCGAGAGAATTAGGAACAGGTAAATCTAGATTTGAAGTTGCACAAGAATTAGGTTTAGAATTTCAGGTAGCTCCAAAATTAGAAGTAGACCATGGTATTGAATCTGTAAGAAATGTTTTACCAGATTGTTGGTTTGATAGAACAAAATGTAAACAAGGATTAGATGCTTTAAGACAATATAGAAAACAATGGGATGATAAGAACCAAGTGTTTAAGAATAAACCCTTACACGATTGGTGCTCACACGCCTCAGATGCCTTTAGGTATGGATGTGTATCCGAACCTTTAGATACATCAGAATGGGATAAACCAATAAGGATAAATACGAAATACGTAGTATGAAAAAACAAAAAAAATCAGAACGAGAAATATTATCAATTCTAGCAAAAGAAATACATAATTCATCAGGTTATATTGGTGGAGAAATTGTATCTAGAAGAAAAAAATCATTAGAATATTATTTAGGTAATCCTCTTGGTAACGAGCAAGAAGGAAGATCTCAAGTAGTATCTAATGATGTAATGGATACTGTAGAAAGTTTAATGCCATCTCTTATGAAGATATTTACTTCAGGAGATAATGTATTTGCTTGCGAAGGTACTGGACCTGAAGATGAAGAAATGGCAAGACAGGCTTCAGATTATTTAAACCATATTTTCTTAAAAGATAATAATGGATTTAAAGTATTATATACAGCATTTAAAGATGCACTGATTCAAAAAAATGGAATTTTAAAAGTTTATTGGGATGATTCAGATAAAACTGAAAGAGAAGAATATACAAGATTAACAGATGATGAATTTAGTGATTTAGTTTCTAATGCAGAAGTTACAGTTAAAAATCATACTGAATACGAAGATCCTATTACAGATGAAAAAGGAAAAGAAATAGACAAAATCCCATTACATGATGTTGTTATTCATAGAACAAAATATTATGGTAGAGTAAGAATAGATCCAGTTCCACCTGAAGAATTTTTAATTGAAAGAAGATGTAAAGATATTGATTCTGCAAATTTTGTTGCACATAGAGTTAACAAAACTAAAAGCGAATTAGTTGAAATGGGATATGATCCTGATTTAGTTTATTCATTACCAACAGGTAATAGTGAAAATTTTTCAGAAGATGTATTTGTTAGACATCAAAATATAGATTTTGGTTCAGGTGAATCTTCAGGAGACAAATCTACTGATACTGTTTTAATTCATGAATGTTATATTAAAATGGATGCAGACGGAGATGGTAAAGCAGAATTATTAAAAGTATGCGTAGCAGGTGATGGTAAGAAATTATTAGATGTAATGGAAGTAGATACAATTCCATTTATTTCTATGACACCTGTAATTATGCCTCACAGATTTCATGGTAGATCTATTGCAGAATTAGTTGAAGATATTCAATTAATTAAATCTACTGTTATGAGACAAATGTTAGACAATATGTATCTAACAAATAACAATAGAGTTGCAATACAAGATGGTCAAGTAGCTATGGATGATTTATTAACTAATCGTCCTGGAGGAATAGTTAGAACTAAACAACCACCTCAAAATGTTATGATGCCTATCCAGGCACAACCAATTACAGAACAAGCTAGTGGTATGTTAAGTTATTTAGATTCAGTTAAAGAATCTAGAACTGGTGTAAGTAAAACTTCACAAGGATTAAATGCTGATAGTTTAAATAATAGTACAGCAACTGGTATGAACCAAGTATTAACTCAATCTCAAATGAGAATGGAGTTGATTGCAAGAATTTTTGCTGAAACAGGTGTTAAAGATTTAGCACTTAAAATATTTGAATTGATATGTAAGTATCAACAAAAAGAAAAGATCGTAAGAATTAGAGGTAGGTATATACCTATGAGACCTTACGAATGGAAAGATAGAGTTAACGTTACTATCCATGTTGGATTAGGAACAGGATCAAAAGAACAACAATTGATTCTGATTAATGCTATTTTAGAAAGACAAATGCAGGCTATTAACCTTCAACAGAATGTTTTTGGTCCAATGGTTAATTTAAGAAATATATATAATTCTTTAAAGAAAATGGTTGAAAATGCAGGTCTAAATAGTATAGAACCTTTCTTTATGGATCCAGATGTTGGAGCAGCTCAAATGCCTCAGCTTCCACCTAAACCTCCTACTGAGTTTGAAAAAGTAACTCTAGCACAGGTTCAAGGTGAAAACCAAAGAGCACAATTAAAAGCTGAAACTGAAGTCAAACGTATAGAAGCTCAAATGAGACAAAATCTTTTAGACTTTGAATTAAAGATAAAAGAAATTGAACTTAAATATGGATCTAAAATAGATGAACTAGAATTAAAACGAAGATCTATGATGGAACAAGAAGATCTAAAAACATCTGGTAATCTAATGAAAGAAATAGTAAAAGGACAAGATCAATTCTTTAATACACAACAACAAATAAATGGACAACAAGGAAAAACAAGTCAGGGAAGGCAAGAGAGCAGAGCAACTCCTAAACGATCCCCTACTTAAAACAGCATTCGAAGATCTTCTTGAAATATATAAACAAGAAATTTTCAATACAAGTTTCACTGAGAATGACAAGCGTACATACCTTTGGGTAGCCTACAATTTAGTAGACAAAATCAGAGGTCATTTACATAGCATCATAGCAAGTGGAAAACTAACTCAACAAGAGTTAGATCAATTAAATAAAAGAAGTTAAGCTAACGCAACTTCAATTACGTCAACCAACACGAAAGGAACGTTATGGCAAACGAACAAACTGTTCAAGGTGCTGCTGAAAAAATATCTGGAATACTGGATCCTAAACAGGATAACCAAAAAACAGAAGAAAAAAAAGCAGAGCCTTCTAAAGCTAAACCTGAGATACAGGAAGTTGAAAAGAGTCAAGTTGAGTCTGAAACAACTCAAGAACAAGCTAAAGAAAATACTGAGGTAACAGAAGAAACACAAACAGAATTAGAGGAACCAGAACTCCACCGCTTAAAAGTACAAGGTCAAGAGTTAGAGGTTACCCTTGATGAACTGAAGGCAGGTTATTCTAGAGACTCAGATTATAGACAAAAAACTCATAACTTAGGTGTTGAAAAGCGAGAGCTTGATCATCAAAGGGAAGGTTTGCGTCAAACTTATGACACTCGCCTATCAGAGCTGAATGAGCTAATAGCAACTGCTGACGCTACTGTCAGACAAGAAGAAGGAAGTCAAGATCTTAAAAAACTTTGGGAAGAAGATCCCACGGCTGCAGCACGACTGGATTACCAGTTAAGAGAAAAAAATAGGCAGCTAGATGATATAAAGTCCAAAGCTAGAGATTCTCAACAAAGACAATATGACGAATTCCTATCAACACAAAGAGAGTTAGCAGCACAAAAAATACCAGAGTATACAGATCCTAATAAAGCAGATCAATTTAAATATAATATGCGTAAATCTTTACAAAATTATGGTTTTAATGATTCTGAAATTGGGAATCTTGCAGACCATAGATTTCTTATGGTTGCAAAGGATGCTATGAGATACCAAAACTTGAAGGATAAACAACCTATCGTTCAAAAGAAAGTAGCTAATGCTCCAAAAGTTGTATCAGCAGGTATTGCTAAATCATCAGCAAGTTCTGGTAGAGAAGCCATAAGACAAAAGATTGGCAAGTTGCGTAAGTCTGGACATATACAAGATGCTCAGTCTGCAATACTTGACATGATTAATCTTAAATCTCAACAAAGGAAATAAACAATGGCACAACCAACAAATACGTTTGATACGTATGATTCAATAGGTGAAAGAGAAGATCTTTCTGATGTTATTTATAACATCTCACCTACAGACACGCCATTTCTAAGTTCAGCAGGGAAAACAAAATCTACTGCAGTTCTTCACGAATGGCAAACAGACTCTTTAGCAGCAGCAGTTACTAACAATGCTGTTATTGAAGGAGACGAAGCAACTTTAGACGCTGTTACTGCAACAACTAGATTATCTAACTCTTGTCAAATTTTAGACAAAACAGTTGTAATCACAGGTACGCAGGAAGCAGTTGACAAAGCTGGTAGAGCATCTGAGATCGCTTACCAAATCGCTAAAAAAGCAAAAGAGCTTAAAAGAGACATGGAAAGTTCTCTTACTTCTAATAATGCTGAAGTAACAGGTTCAGCATCAGCAGCAAGAGTATTAGGCGGACTTGGCTCTTGGGTAGCAACTAACGATGTTTTCGGTTCAGGCGGTGCATCTGGTGGTTTAGGTAATACTGCTAGAACAAATGGCACTCAAAGAGTCTTTACTGAAGCACAGTTAAAATCTGTAATTAAATCTGTATGGGATGCAGGTGGAAATCCAACTATGATTATGGTTGGACCTTTCAATAAGCAAAAATTGTCAGGATTCACAGGCAACAGTACTAGATTTGACGCAGGTGCAGACGCTACACTATACACAGCTGTAGATGTTTACGCTTCTGATTTTGGTCAATTACAAGTAGTACCTAACAGATTCTCTAATGATAGAGATGCGTGGGTATTAGACATGGATTACTGGGGAGTAGCTTTCTTAAGAGACTTCACAATGCATGAATTGTCAAAAACAGGCGACTCTGAAAAAAGACAGCTTTTAGTAGAAGCAACTCTTGAATCTAGAAATGAAGCAGCATCAGGTCATGTTGCTGACATTACTACTTCATAATAATATATAACTGTTTAGGCGAGTAACCTTAAATCTGCTCGCCTAGCAGCATTTCAAACAATTGAAGATCTGAGATAGGTTAGGATCGGAACAATTAAAGGAATATAATGAGAACATTAAACGACTATTTTTTAACATCTAAAATCACTAACATTAGTGCATCAGGATCAACTTTTGTACCTGTGCCTGATGGAGGTAAAGTAATTAAAATTATAACATCTATTGCAAATGCAATTACATCTGCTGACGCAGCTCTTACATGGGAAATTGGTGGAACAGCTATGACTAGCTCTGCAATTACAGTAACACAATCTGGATCTGCTGCTGGTGATGTAGACACATCAGAACCTACTGCAGCAAATGATGTAGCAGAAGATGGAACTATCGAAATGATAAGTGATGGTGGATCTTCAACTGCTTGCGAATGTATAGTAACATTTGTTATAAGAAGATAATTAAATAGGAATAGTGTTCCTGGAACGTTCTGGGAACATATCCTAAACATAAGGAGAACAAAATATGAACCCAATGAGAGAAGCTACTTTGCAAGTTGTAAGTTTATCTACATCTTCAGCAGCATCATCTGCTTTTGGATCTAGTATAGAATATATTAGAATAGTATCTACGGCTGCTTGTTATATAACATTTGGTACATCACCAACTGCTACTACAAGTAAAACTTATTTACCTGCTAATGAGATTGAATATTGGAAAGTTTCAGAAGGTCAAAAAGTTGCTGCTATACTAGGATCTAGTACAGCTAGTTTATACATATCTGAACTGACTGAATAATGGCAAAGGTAAGAGCAACCGAATGGAATGCTGATGCTACCAAGACTAATTATATACAAGAGTCTGATGGTAAGCTAACTGTAAATAATCAGCAAAATCTTAATCCTTTAATGGAAAGAAATAAGAAATTGTATACACATAATGATGGTTATACAAAATCTAAAGACATGAGAAGGGTTGCTAGTATACCGCCTATTATTCTACAGATATGGTCAAAAGAATATAATGGATCTAATAATTGGTGGGGATTACCAAAAGAAACACAAAAAAAAATTATGAGAACTAAACTTAATAGTAATGAGTTTAGATATTTTAGAACATCAGAAGGATCATTGTAATGGCATTATCAACATACGCAGAATTAAAAACAGGAATAGCTAATTGGTTAAACAGAAGTGATTTAACTGATGAGATTGCTGATGATTTTATTAAACTTACAGAAGCAGATTTCAATGCAAAATTAAGAATCAGAGCTATGGAACAAATAGATTCCATAACTATTGATTCAGAAACAGAAACAGTACCTACAGGATTTATATCTGTTAGATCATTTTATATTTTACTATCATCTAATAAATATCCTTTGGAGTACATTACACCACATAATATGTTTGAAATTAGAGGAGGATCTAGAACTGGTAGACCTAGGTCTTACACAATAGAGAGTGATGATGAAACAGAAACTTTCAGATTTGGTCCTTCCCCTGATACTAGCTATACTGGTTATCTATCATACTATAAAGCTATATCAGCTCTTAGCGCATCTAATACATCCAACTGGATGCTCGCAAATCATCCTGCAGTATATCTGTATGGATCCCTTTATCATGCAACTAACTTTTTAGGTGGAATAGATCAACAACAAGCACAGAATTGGTTAATGATGTATTCTACAGCTATGGAAAGATGTGAGAATAACGACAAACAAGATTCATATGGTGGAGCACCTGTAGTTCAAAGAACAGATGTTCAAACCGATTTATCATTTTATAGGAACAGATAATGCAATTACCTTTTGGAGAATGGTTACCTGATCAACCTGATCACTTAAAGAAAGGTGCTAACGTAGCAACTAATGTCTACTATGCACAGAATAGTTATAAAAGATTTCCCTCTTTAGTTGACTATAGTACAAATGCTATTGCAACAGATTCTAGAGGAGCAGGTTCATTCAGAGATAATTCAAATACAGTTTATAATTTTGTATCTACAGAAGATACTATATATAAATTAACTGGAGGAACTTTTTCAGATATAGGTGCAGGCGGAACATTATTATCAAGCTCTTATGCAACATGTACTATTACAGTTACCGACTATGCAAACATAGCAACTGATTCAACTCTTATTCTAACAAAAAATGATGGAACAACAGTTACCTTTACTTGTCAAGGTGCTGGTACAGGAACACCTACTACAAATAAATTTTTTCATAATGAAAGTAATGATACAACAGCAGATAATATTTTTACTTGTATTAATGCTCATGCTGATTTCTCAGCAGCTAATCCAGCAGCAAATGTAGTTACTGTTACAAGAGCAACAGTAGGTAGTGATAATCTTACAGTTACTTCTTCAGATACTACTAGACTTGCTGTTACAGATTTTACTGGTGGTACTCCATTGACAGGAGACTCAGATGATTTTGGAACATTCACACAATTTGGAGAATATGTAATTTTTAGTAATGGTGTAGATGCTCCTCAATATTATTTAATGGGAACATCAACTGCCTTTGCAAATCTTAGTACAATTGTTACTGCAGGTACAACACCTACATTTAAAGTGTCAGGAGTTGTTAGAGATTTTTTAGTAACAGGAAATATTAGTGGAGCAACAAACAGAATTCAATGGTCAGGTATTAATGATATTGCTACTTGGTCAGGAAAACAATCAGATTACCAAGATCTTCCAGGATCTGGTGGACAAATTACTGCTGTAACCTCTGGAGAGGTTGGGTATGTGTTCAGACAGAATCAAATAATTCGTATGGACTATGTTGGTGGAGCAGTTGTATTTCGTCTTTCAGTTATATCTCCAAATAGAGGTGCTGTTTATGGAAGAACAGTATGTCAGGATAATAGACAAATATTCTTTTATGCTGATGATGGATTTTATCAACTTTCAGGTGATTCCATTATACCTATTGGTGCAGAAAAAATTAATAGATTTTTTGATCTTAATCTTAATAAAGGATTTACAGATAGAATTTGTGCAGCAGTAGATCCATTTAATCAATTAGCTATGTGGTTATATCCTAGCGTTAACAATACAACTAATACAACAGGTATATGTGATAGAATTATTATTTATAACTATGTTACTAAGAAAT